TCAGGCTCCCCCTTCCTCCGGTGATGGCGCATCGCTCCCCGGCCAGCCTCGGTCGATCTCCGTCGCGTAGACGGCGACGGTGTCCTGCCAGGTCTCGGCGGCGTCGATGGCATGCCAGATCTCCCCCCACCGGTCGAAGCACGACTGCACATGAGTGCCGATGGCCCGAGCCATCGCGATGAACTGCGCGTTCGTCGCGGTGAGCGGACGCCCTCCCAGGTCGACCGTGTGGACAAGCGCAAGTCCGGTCGCGCGCCCATCCTCAGCCGTACCCCCATTGGCCAGGGACGCTGCGACGGTCTCGTCGATCTCTTCCAGGGCTTTGTCGCGTGCACCATTCAACAGCATCTTGTCGCGGTCGCGCGTGAGCAACCGCGCCCCGTCCGGCATGGTGAGGCCCCCCGTTTCGGCGCGCCATCGCCGCTCGGTAAGGCGCTCCAGCGCCTGTGTCCGGATGTAGGCCGGCGACGGGGGAGCAACACCTCCGCCCTCCACCGCGACGTACCGGTGGTCCACCCAATCGCGCAGCGCGTCCGGGACCGGCTCCCAGCGCAAGGAGGGGTGGAACCGGCCGGCCGGATCGGCGTCGGTGACTTCGGCGCAGCGCCCGGTGTCGTCAATGCGTGCCCACATGGTCACCACTCCACAATGCAGATGCCGATGCCGGCGGGACCACCCCGCACGGCGCCGCCGCCGTAACTCCAGCCGCTATGGTGCGCGGACCACCCACCCATCCCCCCGTTCGGCCCTTCATCGTGGACTGCCAGGCCGCCGCGCGCGCCGCCCGAGGTGGGCTTGGGGCCGCTGGCCGGGACCGCCTGCGTCCCGCCGCTGACCGGGTTGCCCTGCGCGTCCTCGCCGCCGCGGCCGCCGCCGCAGCCCTCGCAGGAGCCGCCCCAGGCGTACTCCCAGGGCGTCCCCTGCCCGCCGGTCGCGGTCACGTCGCCCCCGGCCCCGATGCCACCGGGCTGCCAGGTCTTGGCGGGGTATTCGCCGCCGGCGGAGCTGTCCGCGCCGGGTGTGGCCGAAACGTAAGTCCCGAACGACGTCGTCTGTCCCATCGCAACGGTCACCGGGATCTGCTCCCCCGACGTGACCGCGATGTTGCTGCGGCGGGCGTAGCCGCCTCCGCCGCCGCCGTTCCAGGTGTCATTGTACGCTCGCCCGCCGGGGCCGATGACGCGAACCCGCTTGAGGTTGGTCACGCCCGCGGGCACGGTGAATACTCCCGATGACGTGAACACCTGCGACCCGGAGGGCGCGGCAGTCGTATAGGTCACCGCGGCCGACCAGGGCCCCCAGCCCAGAGCCTGCCCCCTGTGCCGGCACTCCGCGCGGTAGGCCGTCAGGGGCGACAGCACGCCGGCCGGCACCGTGTACGACGTCAGCGCGGCCGTGTCGCCGCTGTCGTGCACCAGCGTGCCGTCGGGCAGCGACACGCGCCAGCGCGAGGCGACGTGGACGTCCGTGCCGCCACCCGCCACGAAAAAGCCGCTGGACTGAAGCGTGGGGGACAGCGCCACCCCGGTAGCGCCCTCGGTCGGCGCAAGGAGCGTCGGCGCCGCCGGCAGGCTCTGCGTGCGCAGGGCCGCGGCCAGGGACGGCTGCGTCCACCCCAGGGCCTGCCCCTGGTGCTCGACCGTCCACCAGTAGGGCGTATCGGCCGCCAGCACGCCGGCCGGCACCGTGTAGGAGGTCAGCGCCATCGCCGGCACGTGGGAATGCACCATGTTGGTGCAGGCGGCGTCGGCGTAAATGCGCCAGCGGGAGCTGACGTGCACATCGGTGCCGCCGTGGACGGCGAAAGCTGACGACTGAAGCGTCGGGGTCAGCGACACGCCCGTCGCGCCCGACGCCGGCGAGATCGCGGACGGTTTCTGGATGTAGATGAAGGTCGACGCTGTCGCAAAGCCTGCCGGCTCCGACCACGGCGACCACGTACCCTCGATATCGGCGTACCGGCAGCTCCACCAGTACGTCCGCCCCGTCTGTAGCGGCCCGGCCGGAACCGCGTAGGCGGTGGCGGCCCCCGTCACCGCAGCGTGGACGAGGCTTTGCATCCCCTCGTCCAGGGCAACACGGAACTCCGCAGCCCCCTGTGGCAGCCCATACAGCGAGAGGTATGCCGCCCCGGTCAGGGTCGGCGTCTCGCCGATCTCCACATCGCCGTTCGCCGGGTCGATTACGGCAGGCCGCCGCACCGCGGTCGCCACGCCGGCCTCCGGCGCCGTTAGCGCTACCAAGAAGTGCACCCCGATGTCGCCGGCGCCGGGTCCGTGGGCGGCGGTCACCCGCAGCTCGACGGCGTCCCCGCCGCCGATGGCCCACTCTTCATCGCGCGTGCCGGGCTCGCGCTGTGATGTATCCAGCAGCCGCCCCTCCGTCCAGGCCGGCTCGCCGGAGCGGCGCCAGGCGACCGACAGCGTGCCGTCCCCGCCGTCGCGCCGGATGACCACCCGCCCGTCCGACGTGTACCGCAGGGCGGAGAGCGGGCGCGACAGCAGCACCCCGCCGTGGCCGGCCGTCGCCGCCCCCGTCCCGACGGTCCAGGACGTGCGGGACAGCGTCGCCCCGGTCAGCGTCACGCCGATCGGCGCGGTGGCCCGCAGGCGGGTGGCGGAAAGCACCTGCGCCACGGTGATCACCGCCCGCGTGGTGCCGCCTTCGTGGATCACGTAGGTCTGGCCGGGCATCACGCCCGCGGTCGAGGCGACGTCCACGGAATCATCGCCGGCGACGGTAGCTGCGCCGCCCACCGGCGCCAGGTCGCGCCAGGAATGGCCCGCAACGAACAGCTCGAAGTCGAAGCCCCGGTCGCTCAGTGCCCAGCTGATGCGCAGGGCGTCGGCGACGGCGGTGGTGCCCGACGTCTCCAGAAGCGCCACCCGGCCGGCGTGGTCCTGGACCGCCGCGGCGAGAGCGTCCTGCCGGTCCCGCAGGTACAGCGTGCGCTCCGCCAGCTCCCGGTGGGGTCGGTTATCGTTGCCGTCCGGCCCGCCGGTGATGGCGTCGGTCACTTCCAGCTGCGTGATCGCGTCGCGCCAGACCGGCGCCAGGTTTTCGAGCGTACCCATCTCCCCCCCTACACGTCGATGTCCCAAAGGTCGCCGATCTCCATATCGCCGGTCTTTTCGATGGCGCTCGCCCGTACCCGGCGCGCCACCAGCACGCCGTCGGCCCTCAGCAGCCCGATCTCGCGCACCATCAGGCCGGTGGCCGTCCCCGCCGGCACGCGCCAGTGCAGCAAAGCCTTGCGCGGCTGATCGGGTGGGAGATGCACCTCGGCGATCGGCACCAGCACCGCATCGGTCAGCGTCTCGGCGTCGGGCGCGCCGGAGGTGCCGAGCCCCACATGGGTCAGCCGCATATCCGGGTCTCCGGTCGCCAGCAGCCTCCGCACGGTGTCGTAGTAGACGGGCAGGAAATCGGTCACGGCAGCAGCTCCTCACGGGTCGGGGCGGGCACCAGGTGCCAGGTGTCGGTCCACTCTTCGTCGGGCCCGATCGGTACAGGCCCGCCGAAGGCGATGCGGACGGCCAGGCTGCCGTCGGCGCAGACCAGCCCGATTTCCCCCACGTCCATGCCCGCGGCGACGCCGGCGGCGATCGTCCACGGCACGATCAGGGAGGGCGGGTCCGGCACGGGCGTCACCGGCACCAGCAGCGCGTCGGTCAGGTGGTCAGCCTCGGGCGCGGTGCTGGCGCCCAGCCCCACATGGGTGATCACCAGCGCCCCCGGGTCCGCCACCCGGAAGCCGACCGACCCTGCCAGCGGCACGCGGCGCCGCACGCGCAGGCCCATGCGCATTACGGGTCCGCTGTCGGCGCGGGTCCGGCGGCCGTCCATGCGGATGGCGCCGTCGCGGGGCAGCCCCGGTGCCCGGCGCGCCGGCAGGTGCAGACCGGCGCGCAGGCGGGCGGTGAGTGGCGGCGGCCCGATGACAGGGCCGCCGACCGGCAGCCCGGCCCGCGTCGCTGACCCGTCATAGGTGAAGGCGCCATGCCGGCCGACCGGCCGCCAGCCGCCGCGGGCATGGCGCCCGTCGCGCTCGGCCGGTGGTGCCGCGCGCAGCGTCAGGCCGGCGCGCAGGCCGACGCGCAGGGCCGGCACCGTGTCGCGCCCGGCCGCCGCCTCGACCCGCACCCCCAGCGCCGTCAGGTGGGAGCGCGCCGGCTTCCACGCCCCGATCGCGGCCGCCAGCCGGCGGACGGTGTCGCCGTCCAGCGCCGCGTCGGCCGCCACCGGCAACTCCAGCCTGAACGTCGCCCAACGCCACCGGTCACCGTACGGCTCCCCGCCGTCGCGCCGCACCGTGCCGTCGCGCCGCAGCTCGGCCGCCGCCTCGACCACGCGGGCGCCGTCGAAGCCCAGCGCGGCGACGGCGCGCGTCACCGCCGCCGGCGTGCCCTTCATCCGGTGCAAGAGGATGGCGTCACGGATCAGCGCGCGGCGCCGCGCCGGCGTGTCGGCCAGGTCCCACCCCTCGCGCATCAGATGCATCTGCCAGCCCAGCAGGGGCAGCAGCTCCGCGTCGACGTCGGCGACGCGGTAGACGGCCAGGCGCGGCAGCGCCGCGTCGATCGCCCGCAACTCGGCCGCCGCCAGGGCGGCCAAGGTGCGGAACGGCTCCCCGTCGATGCCGGCCGGCAGGGGCAGGTTGTGCACGTCAGCCATGGGCCGTCTCCGCCCGGAAGGCCAGCGCGATGCCCGTGCAGGTCGCCCATTCCCGCGGCGCCAGCGGCCGGAACGCCGGCGCCGCCAGCTCGACGCGGTGGACGCCGGGCACCGACAGCGCCACCACCGCCTGGCTGGGGATCAGGTCGCGGCCCAGCCCGCGCGCCCGCTCCGCCGTCCAGGCCGCCGCGGCCGCCTCGACGCGCGCCCGCACCGTCGGTGCGTCCGCGTCGGCGCGCAGCCACACCGTGGCGTCCAGGGCATAGGGCACCGCCACCGGCGGCGCCGCCGTCACCGTGTCGGATAGGGGCCGGGTCGACGCGGCCGACAGGGCCGCGCGCACCAGGGCCAGGACCGCGTCGGACGGCAGGCCCGTGTCGGTCAGCACATGCACCGTCACCGCACCGGGCCGCGGCGACGTCACCGCGACGTCGAGCACCGACGCATGGGCCGACAGCGCGTGCCAGCGGTAGGCGCCGTCCGGTCCGGCGACGCTGAAACTCTCGGGTGCTTCCTGGATGCGCCGGCGCAGGCGCTCATCGTCCTCGATGTCGGCGCCGCCGTGGCTGACACCGACGTTGGACACCGCCGCCACCCCCGCGACAGGCGCGTCCGGAACGGTGATCTGCCCCGGCAGATAGCCGTTGCCGGCGGCGCCCGCAACGTCGGCCACCAGCACCGCCTCGGCCGTCACGGCGCCGGCCGGCACCGTCACCGTCCCGACGAAGGCGCGGGCGCGATCGGGCGCCCACACCGCCAGGGGGCCGACCGTGCGATCCGTGTCGGCCGGCGCGGCCATCCGCACCTCGAACACCGCCCTGGCCGCCCGCGCCGGCAGGCGCTCCACGCCCAGCAGCGCCCCCAGATGGTCCAGGTTCTGCCCGCGCGCGTAGGCCAGCAGCGTCTGTTCGCCCGCATCCTGCACCGCCATGCGCTGCAACGCGAACTGGTAGGCCAGCCAGTCCAGGAACAGCCGCTCCGGCTGGGCCGGCAGCAGCGACCGGCCGGAGATCGACCCGAAGCTCTCCACCATCGCGGCGGCAAGCGCCGCCGGGTCGGTGTCGATGAAGCGGGCGCGGGGCAGCGCCGACAGGTCGATCATCGGATGGCCACCTCGGTCCGGAAGGCGCCCGCCGGGGCGCCCGCCAGCCGCCACGTCACGGTGATCATCAGGCCGGCGCCGTCGCCCGCCGCGTTGGCCGCGCCGGGCGCGACGGCCACGTCCAGGACGGACAGGCGCGGCTCCCAGCGGTCCAGGGCGTCACGCACGGCGGCGATGATGCCGGGGGCGGCCACCGGCACCGGCAGGTCGATCCACGGCTGTAGATCGCAGCCGAAATCGGGCCGGTGCGGATCGGACCGGAGCGGCGTGGTGATGATGATGCGCACGGCCTGCGCCACGTCGTCGGGGCCTTCGACCGTCCGGCCGGGGCCATCCAGCATCAGCGACCAGTCCACCGCGGGCAGCCCCGTCATCACGCACCCCCCCGGTCGGCGAACACCGTCCCGCTGCCGGTCGCGACGGCCGAGCCGCAGGACACCGGATCACCGATGCGGCCGGCCGGCCGGCCGTTGACGAAGACCGTGGGGCTGCCCGCCGCCAGCGCGCCGGCGTGGGTCTCCGGGATGTCGGGGCAGGTGTGGGCAGCCCAGGCATCGCCGACGCGGTGCACGGGTCGGCCGTCCACGAACACGTCGGGCGACGCGCCGGCGCTGGGCCGGGGCGGCCAGCAGCCGTGACCGGTGCAGGTGTCGCCAAGGCGGGTGACGGCGGGCATCGCGGGCGCTCCCTCAGTTCAGGTCGATGCGGGGGGCGACGACGCGGGCGCCGGCGTCGTCCATGACCAGCGACGTGCCGCCGACGCTGATCGCGATCCGCCCGCCGGTCGGCACCGCCACCGTCCAGGTGTGGGCGGCCCGGTCGTACTCGAACACCGCGCCGTCCCGGTGCACGGTGTGGCGCGTGTCGGCCGACGTCACCGGCGGCGGGTCGGCGGCGGAGTAGATGGCGCCCAGCACCACGCCGGCCTCGTCCCGCTCGTCCATCAGGACGGCGACGGCTTCGCCCACATCGGGCATCCAGTACGACCGGTCGCCCAGCGTGCGCTGCTGCAGCACTTCCAGCCACCAGCTGACCATCCCGTCCGCGTCCGGAAAATGGACACGGACGCGGGCGGTGGCGGCATCAACCGCCTCGACGATCGCGCGCCTATACACGGTGGGCCTCCATGTCGGTGGTGTAGCCGCCGCCGCGCACCATGCGGTGCGTCGACCCGGTGACGTGATAGGTGCCGTCCCAGGCGCGGCCGAACCCGGCGAGCACGACGTTGATCCCGGCCACCAGGTCGGGCCGGCCGGGGAAGGTCAGGCTGGCGCGCACCTCGCCGCGGTTGGCGCGGTCCAGCAGCGCCTGCGCCTTCTGCCGGGCGTGCGCCTCGCTCTCCACCCGCATGCGCCGGCGCAGGAGATCGCCTTTCACGGAAGCTTTGCTTCCGCTGACGGCGTCAGGCGAACCTCCGGTTCGCTGAGAGCCGCCCTTGGGCTTGGTCTCCTGCCCCGCGGCCTTCACCGTGACGGTCCGCGTGCGCTTGGTCGCCGGGTCCAGGTAGCGCACCTCGCAGGCGGTGTAGACCTGCCGGGCCGTCACGCGGAAGCGCCAGCGCACCGGGTGGTGCAGGGCACGCGACAGGGTCATGACCGGGTCGGCCGACAGCAGCTCGTCCTCGCTCATGAACACCAGCCGGCGGGCGCGGGCCGAGAAGACGTAGCCGTGCTCGGCCGCCAGTTTGCTCAGGAACTCCAGGTCGGTCTCGTCCGCCTGCGTCACCCGTTGCAGGGCCTCGCTGGCGGGATCGCCGATCACCGCCATGCCGTGGTCGGCCGCCACGGCTGCGGCGATCTGCGCCAGCGTCCGGCCCTCGAACGCCCGGTGCCGCCTGGTGCGCAGCGCCTCCGTCACGCCGGCGGCCAGGGCGCGCACCTCCAGCCGATCGGGTGGCCCGCTGTGATCCACCTCGTCCACCTGGTAGGTGCCGGCGTCGACGACGGGGCCGCCGGCGTAGCCCAGCGTCGCCTCCAGCACGTCGCCCTTCTCCGGCAGCCAGTCGCCGCGCCAGCGGCCGTCGCGGTCCTCCAGCGTCACCGCCAGCTCATCGCTCTCGCCGTCCTTGCGGTCGGTGACGGTTAGGCCGGTGACCATGGCGGCGATGTCGGCCGTCACGTCGGTGCCCTGCCAGGTCAGCGTCCAGACCGGTGTGTCCACGCGGTTCATCGCCCCCCCCGCTTCCAGGGCGGCAGGCCGTGCGCCGACACCGGCCGCTCGATCACCGGGATGGCCAGGCGCACGCCGGCGGGCAGCAGCGGCGTGGGCGCCACGTGCGGGTTGGCGCGCACGATCCGGGCATAGCCGTGGGGATCGCCGTAATGGTCCATGGCCAGCAGGTCCCAGCGGTCGCCGTCCACCGTGATGTGCTCGATAACCGTATCCGTCACCGCAGCCTCCGCAGCAGGGGCGTGGCGATGGCGCGCACCAGCGCCGGGCCGATGCCGGTCAGGGGCTGGCCGGCCCATTCGGTCAGTTTCAGGTCGGCCTCGACCCACAGGGGCGCGCCGTCCGGCGTGGTCCACCGGTCCGTCTCGCTCAGGTTCGTCACCACGAAGCGGCCGAGCCACGCGCCGGTGCCGCGCATCAGCGGCCACGCCCGCACGGCACCGCCCAGGCCGTGCAGCGCCGCCATTTCCGCCGCCGGGTCGCACCAGCGCATGTGGAAGCACAGGCCGATGCTGGCGCTGCGCAGTTGGGTCCCCGTCCATTGCAGCTTCGGTTTGGTTTCCACCACGTCGTGGTCGGGGTACTGCCAGCCGTCCGTCACGCTGAAGCGGACGACGGAGCGGGTGTCCAGCCGCACGGGGCCGAGGATCAGGGCGGTGCTCATCGGCCACGCCCCCGCGGATCGAAGGCCGTGCGCGCCCGGCGCTCGTCCTCGCGGTGGACCGCCTCGGCGATCAGCCGGCCGCCGTCGCCGCGCACCCACTCCTCCAGGCGCCGGACCACGTCCGGATCGCCGCCGTCGAGGGTCACCGACAGGTTGACGGTCACCGGCGCGCCGCCGCCGGCCGAGGCGCCGCCGATCCCGCCGCCGGCCATGGCGTCGCCCCGGTCGGCCAGCGGTGCCACCGCCGGCACGACCATCGCCCGTGCCGCCGCTCCCGGATCGGGAATGCCCGCCGCCGCCGCGGACACCGACAGCGGCAGCGCCAGGGCCGCCGCCGCCGCGGCGGCGGTCACCGCCCGTGACAGGCCGGCCGCGGCGGCCGCGGCGTCGGCGCCGTTGTCGTTGATGCCGTTCTCCAACCCCTCGACGATGTTCAGACCGAACCCGGCGAAGACGGTGGACGGCGAGTTGATGCCCAGCAGCGACTTAAATTTTCCCACCACGCCGCCGGCCACGCCGGACACGGTATCGAGCACCGCCTGAACCTTCTCCGTCAGCCCCTTCGCCAGGCCATCCATGATCCACTGCCCGAACTGCGCGAAGAGGGTGGACGGCGAGTTGATGCCCAGCAGCGCCTTGAAGCGGCCGATGATCGACGCACCGACCCCTTCGATCGCCGCCAGTGCCGCCGACGCGCCGGCCGACAGGCCGTCGGCCAGCCCTTGCAGGATCGCCGCGCCGGCGTCGTACAGCGACAGGCCGGTCAGGCGCGCCACCAGATCGTCGAAGAAGGTCAACACCCCGCCCAGCGCCGTCTGCCACCCCGCCACGACGGCGCCGAAGTCGCCGGACAGCACGCCGGCCAGGGCTTGGGTCAATCCGGTGAGGACCGTCGCGACCATGGCGATCAGGTCGGCCAGGGTGTTCAGCGCGCCACCGGCCAGCGCGCCGGCCAGCGCCCCGAGGCTGGCCAGCCCGCCCGTGGCGTCGCCCGTTCCCGCGAACAGGGCTGCCAGTCGGTCGAACAGGCCCGCCACGGCGGTGCCGAGCACGCCCAGCGCGCTGCCCAGCGGCCCCAGCGTCTCGGACAGGGCCGCGAAGCGGGACAGGTCGAACGCGGACCGGAAGCCATCGATCCAGCCCGCGAAAAACGCCTGCCCCCAATCCCGCAGGCGGCCCAGCGCGCTGCCCACCGCGTCGAACACCGCCGGCAGCACCCCCCATGCGGACGCCACCAGGGCCGCCGTCTCGGTCAGCCAGGGCGCGGTCAGCGCCGCCGCCATCCCGCCGATGGCGGCCCCCCAGCTCTGCCCCAGCTCCGCAGCCGCCCCGGCCAGGCCATCCACCGGCGCGATCAGCGACCGGACCCAATCGAGCACGCCGGCGCCGGCGTCCAGGATCGGGGTGACCGCGGCGGCCAGCGCATCGAAGGCCGGCTGAAGAGGCGCCATGCCCGCGACAATGCCGACCCACAGCCCTTCGAAGAAGGCCGCAATGCCGTCCCAGTTGCGGTGGATCAAAACGGCTGCCCCGGCCAGCGCCGCGATCAGCAGCCCGATGGGCGACACGAGCGCCGCCAGCACGGGCAGCAGCATGCCGGCGGCACTGGCCAGGGCGCCCACGGCCAGCACCGCGGGGCCGATGACGACGGCGGCGGCAGCCACGCCCGCGGCGACCAGGCCGATCGTCCGCGCCAGATCCCGGTTGCTCTCGACGAACACCGTGATGGCGCGGACGATGTCGGCCACGCGGAGAGCCCCCTCGGTCAGGGCCGGCAGCAGCAGCGTCCCGAACGAGATCTGCACGCTTTCCACGGCAGATCCGATGCCGGCCATCGCACCTTCGAAGTTGTCGCCCATCCGCAGGGCGACCGCGGCCGCCTCTCCGCCCGCGCTCTCCAGCGTCGACACGAAATCCTGAAGCCGGCCGTCCGTTTGGTCGAGCAGGACGTTGACCGCGCCCGCCGCTTCGCGACCGAAGATGGTGGCCAGCGCGTCCAGCCGCGCGCCGTTGCCCATCCCCTCCATGCCCTTCGCGAGGTCGGTCAGGATGTCGACCATGTTGCGCAGGTTGCCGGCGCTGTCCGTCGTCGCCACCCCAAAGCTGTCCAGCAGCTTCGTGGCCGCGGTGGTCGGGCCGGCCAGCGAACTCAGCATGGCGTTGATCGCGGTGCCCGCACGCGATCCCTGGATGCCGGCGTCGCCCAGCTTGCCGGCCATGGCCGCGACGGTTTCCAGGCTCTGACCGGCACCGGCCGCCGCCGGCGCCGCGTACGACATGGTTTCGCCCAGCATCCCGAGCGTGACGTTCGATCGTGTGAAGGTGGCCGTCATGGCGTCGGCGACGCGGCCCATCTCGGCCGCTTCCAGGCCGAACCCCGTCAGGATGTTGCTGGCGACATCCGCCGTCGAGGCCAGGCCGGCGCCGCTGGCCCGCGCCAGATCCAGCATGCCCGGCATGGCCGCGATGGTCTGGTTGGCGGCGAAGCCGGCCGCCGCCAGAAAGCGCATGCCGTCGGCCGCCTGGCTGGCGGATGCCCATGTGGTGCCGCCCAGCATCCGGGCGGTTTCGGTCAGCCGGGCCAGTTCATCGTCGCTGGCCCGGCCGATCGCGCCGACGGCATCCATGGCGGCTTCAAAGGATGCGGCCGGATTGACCACCGTGGACAGCGACGCCGCGATGGCCGCGCCGGCGCCCGACACCACGGCGCCCGTCACGGCGGCCTGCTGACCGAAGTTGCGCAGGCCCTGCGCGGCTTTGGCCACGCGATCGACGTTCTCGACCGCCGCCGTCGCCTGGCCGAGGGGGCCGGTCAACTGGTCGACCAGTCGCAGCACGACGGCTATGTCAAAGGGGTTGGCCATGGTGTCCGGGTTCGGGATTGCGCGCCATCAGCGCCGGTTGGCCGCCTCCCGGGCGGCCTTGCGGCGGCGGACGTACTCCGCCAGCGCCGCCGTTTCGTGGACCAGATCGTCCCAGTCCATCGCCATCAGCTCGGCGTGGGCGAACCCTCCGTCGATCCGGAGGGCAACGAAATGCTGCTCAACGAGGAGGCGCCGTTTCCCGTGACGGCCCCCATCAGGACCATGACGTCCGCCATGTCCATCTCCTCGACGTCTTCGATCACCAGCGGCCGGCCGTCGATGACGGTCAGCACGGCGATGATGGCCATGGTCAGCTTCATCCCGTCGCCGGCGCCGCCGGCCATGCGGGCGGCCTGCAACAGATCGCGGCCCTTGCCCTTGCGGATGCAGGCCACCCGGCCGCCGGGCAGGGTCACGGTGCGCGCATCGGTGTCGGTCCTGGCGGTCATGCTCACACTCCCAGATTGGCGCGCCAGCGGGCCAGGACGTCCTCGCCGTTGACGGTCCAGATGTTGTTGAAGACGTCGATCTCCACGACGGCCGCGCCGTCGTGCAGGACCTTGACGTAGCTGACGGCGAGTTCGTCGTCGAACTCGGCACCCTCCTGCGGCTTCAGCACGCCCAGCTTCGCCGTGGTCCAGGCGGCGGTCAGGTGCCAGACCACCGGCACCTCGCGCGTCCGACCCTCGGCCGTCCAGCTCTCCAGGTTGCCGCGGACCTGGAGCTTGTGGGTCCTGAAGGGGTTGGCGGCGGCGCGCAGATGGTCGGCGTAGAAGCCGGTCCACTTGATCTGGCACGTCATGGCCTTCAGCCCGCCCGGCAGCTCCAGCGTGCCGAACATGCCCAGCGCCTTGTGCTCGCTCGTCGCCACCGACATCTCGGGCAGGGTCAGCTCGCCGGCGCGCCCGATCAGCGACATCGTGCCGTCGAGATAGACATTGGCGTTGAAGATCGTGTTCAGCTCGATCGCCATGTCAGCCTCCGAGATTGGCAAGCAAGGTGATGTCGATGAAGCTCTCGAACGTGATCCGCTCCGCCGGCGGCGGCGGGCAGAAGATCAGGTCGAAGGTCAGGTGCCCGGCCGCCAGCTCGGTCGGCGGGTTCTTCTCCTTGTTGAATTCGCAGCGCGACCCGATGGTCAGCGCCCCGCGGCCGATCAGGGTGCGGATGAAGGCGTTGCCCGTCTCCACGATGCTGTCGATCAGCGCGTCGTTGATCGGCAGGTCGATGAACTGGAGCATCGCGTACTCCAGGCTCTCATGGACCATGTCGGCGGTGCGCCGCGTCTGGATGAAGTTGCCCTGCGCCGTCGACGCCGGCCACGCGCTGGACCGGTTGCCCCAGGTCCGCAATCCCGTGCCGAAGGAATTGAAGATCGTGACGATGCCGGCCTCGTTCAGCAGGTTCACGTCGCTGGTCGGGTCGTTGATCATCGCCGACAGGTCGCGCTCGGCCCCGACGATGCCCTTGATCACCTTGTTGGACGGGCTGAACCAGTAGCCGAACTCGTCGTCGGTCGCGGCGATCACGCCGGCCAGACGCTGACTGTACGGCTCCAGGCGGGTGGCGCCGGTCGCCGCGTCGTGGACCTTCAGGTGCGGATAGCACAGCACCACGCGCTCGGACGAGAAGCCGAAGTTGATGGCGCCGGACGGCCCGCGGCCGGTGATCGCCTGGTCGCGCGTCGTGCCGATCGGCGCGTCGATCAGCGCGATGCCCCGGCACTTCGACGCCGCCGCCAGCACCTCCAGCTCCACCGCCACCGATGTCTGTGTGCAGTAGACCGGGGCGATCAGGATCTTCGGGAACATGCCGAACAGGTTGTAGCTGTTCAGGAACCCCTGCATGCCCAGCCGCCGGCCCGCCACGTCGACGCTGCCGATGATGTCGGCCGCCGTGACCTTGGACGGATCGCCATAGTCGTAGTCGACGGTCAGGCTGGCGCCGGCGGTGATGGCGCCGGCGGTCAGGCGCGTCAGCGTGCCCGTCACCCGGTCCAGGCTGTAGTCCGCGCCGGCCGCGTACGTGACAGTGCCGTCCTGGCTCTTCACCGTCGCCTGGATGATGTCGCCGTGCGCGAGCGCCACCGTGCCGTCGGCACCGAGCGTCGCCGCCTCGGCGGCAACCGCCGTCTTGTGGACGGCCGGGTCGAACACGTTGATGACGATCACCGTGCCGCGCCCCTGGTCGGCGATCGCGTCCAGCGCCTGCGGGACGGTGTAGCCGGACAGGGCCGGCCCGGCGAGACGGCCGGCATCGCGATCCGACAGCACCAGGAACGGGTCGTTGATGCGCCGGTCGCCGGCGTCGAGGTGATGGACGGGCGCGGTGCCGATCAGACCGATGACGGCCGTCTTCACCTGGCGGACCGGCCGCGCCCCCTTCGTCACCTCGACCGTCTCGACGCCGTGCAAAAAGTTGGCGGGCATCAGGCGGCTCCTTCACTCTTGGTCGCCCTGCGCGGCGCCCGGTCCGTCCCGGACCCCGCCGACACCGGGACCGGCGCCAGATGACCCAGCGCCACCAGGGTGCGGACGTAATCGTTGTCGCGGGGCAGATCCACGTCGGCGCCGGGGTGCAGCAGCACCTCCTTGCCGTCGACGGTGGCGCCGGAGGGCGGACCGCTGTAGCGGTAGAGGGTCAAGGCTCGTCTCCCATGGTAAGGCGTTCGCCAAGCGTGATCTGCCGAAGCAGAGCGGCCTGTTCGGTCTCGGCCGTCTCCAGCGCCACGGCCGAGGTCGCGATGGTGATGACGTAGCGCCAGACGCCGTTGCTCACGCCCAGGAAGCGGTCGCGGAGCGGGTACAGCTTGCGCGCGCCCGGCGGTCGCCAGCCGGTCAGCGCCACGCGCACGGCCTCCAGGTGGGCATAGGCCCCGTCGTGCTGGCGCAGGTTGCGCGCCAGAACGGTGATGTCGAACTCCAGCCGTCGCTCCTGCGCGATCACGCCCAGCGCTTCCGGCTTGCCGTAGGTCGAGCGGCCGTAGCCCACCAGCACGGCGCCGCGCGGGTGCTTCAGCGCGTAGGACGCGGGGTCTTCGGGGAACGCCTCAACCCGGATGCCCGGAACGGCGCCGCCCAGGCGCTCGACGATGGCGGTTTCAAGGTCCGGAATCACGCGATCCTCCCGAGCCAGTCGCCCAGCACCTCGTCGATCTCCCGGCCGTCCTCCTCGGACACGCCCAGCCACGGGCGGGCCGGGATCTCCGGCTTGCCGGCCTCGGCGCCGCCGAAGTGGTGGATGGCCGCGTAGACCATCCCCGATCCGACCTCGACCGCGTCGCCGCGGACCATGTAATGGACGCTGTCGATCAGCGTGCCGGTGCTCTCCAGCAGGTGGTGACCGGTCCGGCGCGTGGCCTTGTAGCTGTCCGACCAGTCGGGCCAGGGCTCGCCGTTCGGCCCTTCCTTGTCCTGAGACAGCCGCCGGCGCGTCTGGCTTTCGACCAGCCCGCCCAGACTGTCCAGCAGCGGGCGCTTGTCGGTGATGCCCTGCGCCAGCGCCACCAGGCGCCGCCGCACCGCCTCCGCCCCCGCCACCTCGATCCGCGCACCGGCCATCGGTCAGCCCCCCCGGCGCCCGAACAGGCGATCCCCGCCGGCGATGAAGGCAGCGCCGGTGTAAGGAGACGCCGGCGCCTCCGCACCGGCCGCCTGGAGCACGACCGCGCCGGCGGCCACCTTCTCCAGCAGCCGCAGGGCCTCCTTGTGGCTGTCCTTGACCAGCTCCGTCGGTGCGTTCGAATGCAGGAAGTAGCGCGCCAGGTCGCAGGCGATGCGGCGCACCAGATCGGGCACCGGCGCGAGCGGCAGCCGGTAGCGCGCCCCCGCGTAGCCGTCGATCAGCCGGCGGGCGTCATCCAGCGCCCGTTCCACGACAGCCTCGTCAATCGCCCCGGTCGGCACCTCCGCGCGATCGGTGAGCTGCACCAGCTCGTCCGACCCGTAGCGGTCGATCAGGTCTTGCAGGGTGGCGTACGACATGGGCGGCTCCTGCGATCAGATCGCCGCGTCGGCGGCTTTGCCCTTCGCCGTCCTGGCGGGCGGCGTCGCGGCATCGGGCGGGTCCATCTCGTCGACGATCAGCATCGGCTCGTCCATCAGCGCCGCGACCTGCTCGTCCGTCAGGTCGGCGCGGCGGTGGAAGACGGGCCGGTCCGGGTGGGCAAGGCCGGCGCGGCGGAAGCCGTCACGCTTGGCGACGATGCGCAGATGACCAGTCATCGGGGCCTCCTTACAGCCGCTGCTCGACGTGGATCTCCACGAGATCCCGGTTGGTGTTGGTGGCGCCGTTGGCCAGGCGCTCGGCCTTGATGACCTCGTTCGCGGCGCCGCGCAGGTTGGTCGGCACGACAAGCAGGTTGGGCTTGTTGTTGAGGGGCCGGCCGTAGTCGCCCTTGATCGCGCACATCGCGGCGTAGGCGGCGTCGAAGGTGGTGGAGTTGAGCGGCTGGCGCGAGGCGTAGACCATCTGCCAGAACCCGTAGGCGGCGCTGCACCGCAGGCGCACGCCGTAGAGAAACTCGTCTCGCATGAAGACGGTTTCATCGCTCGGCTGGTCCTGCCGGACGAACTCCACCTCCGTCCGCTTCTGGAAGATGAAGGGCTTGCGCACCCGCTTGGTGCAGACGAGATACCAGGGCGTGCCGGTACCGCCGCCGAAATTGGACATGGACGTCACCCGACCGTCCCGATCCATCACGGGGTGGTCGGCGTCGAAAAAATACTGACCGTCCCAGCTCATCGTGCTGAAGCCGGCCGGCAGCAGGCCCCACACCAGTTCGTCGGGCGTCTCGGCCGCCGACTCGCCCAGCATGGCGAAGGCGGGCCTGTAGATGCCCAGGCGATCGTCCTCGATGTCCGTGCGCTTGACGCCATAGGTGTTCTCGAAGGTCCGGTTCACCACTTCGAAGCCGGTGGCTTCCAGGCTGTTGATGAACCGCTCGCCGATCCACTCGCGGGTGCCGGGCAGACTCATCAGCCAGGGGTAGATCTCGGACCGGCCGTAGGACGGCGTCTCCATGGCGATTTTGGGCCAGGTGCGTTCGACCGCCTCCACCCCGGTGTTGAAGGCCATCTGGAAGCCCTGGCTGGCGCTGGCCAGCAGGGCGGCGGTGATCACGCGCATAGGGGTCTCCTTAGAACTCGATCCAGACGCCGTCAGCGTCGATGTCGATGACGGTGCCGGCGGCGCTGCGCGTGCCGCCGCCGTCGGTCGCGGCGACCGTCTGGTCGTCGACGATCCAGGCCGTCTTGCCGATGTGCGGGCGGCCGACCGGGTCGGCGGCGGCGTTGTCGAAGCGCCAGGCGCCGTCGCGCCGCACGTCCGCGCACACCGCGCCGGCCGCGCCGCCGGCGTTGCTGACACTCTCGGCGGCAATGCCGACGCAGGTCAGGGTCGTGGCGGTGGCGCCGGGCACCAGATAGCCGGCGGCGCTCAGGCAGGCGAGGCCGCCCTGGTGGATGACGGCGGCCGCGGCCAGCGGGTGGGACACGATGTCGCCGGCGCGCTGCTGCGTACGCCGGCCGGCGGTGAGGGCGGCCATCTATCGGCCCTCCCTGTGCTTGCGCCAGTCGTCTTCGGTGAAGCCCATCTGACGGCACACGGCGCGGTCGTCGTCGGACAGAGTCCCGTCACCGGCCGGCGGCTTGCCCGGGATGGACGGCGACGGGTCCAGCACCTTCGGCGCGGCCTTCAGGAAGTCGCGGAACCGGTCGACGCCGGCGCGGTCGCGGCACTGGGCGCGGTAGAAGTCCTCGGTCGCCGGGCTGATCTTGCCCTCCGCCTTGCCCCGCTCGATCAGGGCGTCGACGTCGGCTTTGAGCGTCGCAGCCTCGACGTCCGCCAGCGCCTTCTCGGCGTTGGTGGCGCGCGCCACGGCGGTGTCGTAATCGGCGCGCGGCACGAAGCGGGCGATGTCGGGCGTCTCGGCCCGGTTGGTGGCGGTGGCCAGGTCGCTCTTCGTACGGCGCACCGCGGCCAGGACTTCGTCCATGGTCGCGGTCTCCGCCAGACCGAGTTCCCGGCAAAGAGCTTTCAGGTCCATCAACTCCTCGCGGTTGAGCGCCGGCAGCGCCGGCAGGTTGGGGGCGTGCACCAGGCCCACGGAGGTGAGCCGCGCGATCTCTTTGGTGGAGCGGACGAAATCGAAGCTGGGGCTGATGTAGCGGTAGGCGCCGCTCTCGATGTCGGCGCGGCCGGCCTCGGTCCAGGTGACGCGCCCCCACACGGCGCCGTCGCGCAGCTCCAACTCCTGGATCCAGCCGGCCGCCGGGGTGCGTTCGCCGGCGAGCGCGCGCGTCTCGCTGCCATGCTCCCAATCCACCACCAGGTCCAGCCCGCGATCCCGGAAGGCGTCGACCACGCGGGCCGGATCGCTCAGCGTCCAGCGCCGACCGTCGATGCCGGACACCACGCCCCCGGCCGGCAGCAGCATGATCCACTCCGGGGCCGCGCCGCCGGCCGGCAGCGCGAAGCACAGCGCGCGGCGTTCGGCGCGGTCGGCGGCGCAATGATGATCGGGAGCGGGAGCGGTCATGGGATCGGGCTGTCCGGTGGAAGCGCCACCCTCGCCCGATCCGCCGTCCGCCGGCACCCGGACAGATGTCCGGGGCGTGCGATCGGATGGCGTTCTCCCCCACCATAGGCGCGGAGCGGCACCCCGTCCACAGCCGCTCCCTGCGATGCCCTTTAAGAGGCCGTAAGAGGCATCTTACGCGGGGGAACGCCCATCCGATGGGGGTAGGGCCGGCGGCGCGCGAAAGGCCGTCCCGGCGCGCATCTGGAAGCCCGGCCCGAACGGTGCTATCTTACGGACAGGGCGCGCGCGACACGGTGAACCTTCCAGCCGTAGCACGGCGGTTTCCGCCGGAGCGTCATGTGGGGGAACGGGAAGTCCCCACCGCGCGCCCCTCCTTCCAGATCACGCGTCCCCTGTCGCGCTCCCGATCGACGTCGCGCGCGTTGGTGCGGCGGAAGCTGCTCACGAAGACGGCGTTCCCTTCCGCGTCGGCCTTCACGGCCGCGAGATACAGCGCACCGTCGCGGCGGATGACCACGACGGTGCGTTCGGCGTTCCGGATCACCTCCTGCGGATCGCCGCCCAGGAACGGCAGCGTGCGGTACTCCTCCAGGGTCAGCTCGGGGTGGCCGGGCCGCCCCGGCAGCTCACCCTTCTGCTTGGCCATGGTATCGGGCGACAGCACCGCCACCGGCGTCCTGGCGCCGATCGCCGCCGCCACCTCGTCCGGCAGGCGGGCCACCGGGAACCACCCGTCCGGCCGGTCCAGCCAATCGGCGAAGCGGGGATGGGCCACCATATCGGCGATGGCTGCACGGGCCAGATCGGCCGGCGCCGCGGCCAGCTTGTCCACCGTCAGCGCGTCCAGGTTCCGCCGTCGCGTCAGGCCGGGGTTGTTGGCCCAGCCGGGGTCGATGCCCACCGGCACGTCGATCGTCTCGCCGCGCCGGTCGTTGGTCCACTGCCGCATCGGCACGTCCGGCTCGGCCGAGACGTCCCAGCCCCGGCGCCGCGCCTCGGCGGCCGAGACCTGGCGGACCCGGCACTTGCAACCCCAACCGTTCGGCGGCATCCAGGCCCTCCAGAACGGGCTGTCCACCGGCAGCAGAAGCCCCTTCTTGGACGCGTGCTCCGGCCGGTGCCGCTCCGACGGTCCCAGCTCGTAGACCAGGTAGGGCAGGACGTCCTTGGTCCTCTCGATCCGCGCCCACTGGCCGGCCGCATGGGCGGTGCGGATGTTGGCTTCGAAGATCGTCTTCAGGCGGCGCGGGCTGCCGAGCTGCCCCGGCCGCTTCGCACCGCCCGCCTTGGGGTCTTCCACCTCGCCCTCACCCCACCAGCCCAGCTCGATCAGGCGCGGCGTCACCCGCCGTCGGAAGGCGTCGAACGGCTCTCCCGCAGCCTGCGCCCGCTCCAGCTCCTCGCGGATGGTGCGCAGCACGTCCATCTGCGTTGCCTTCGCGACGGTGAAGGCGAAGGCGTGCTCGTCACCCCGGACATCCTTGTGGGAGAAGGCCGGTGCCCAGCCCTTGGCCTTGAGATAGGCCAGCGTCTCGGCGTCCGGGCCGGTGGGGAACCCGAAGCCGGGCTTTTCGCTATACGCGGCCATCAGCGATCACCGCCATCGCCGGCGGCGTGCGCCAGGAAGGTCGCGCGCGCCAGCGCCCGGATCAGCGCGTCGGCATCCATGCGCTCCGCCAGCTCCGGCAGGCGGGCCAGCACCTCCTCATAGCTGCCGGCGGACCGGATGGTCGCGACCACGGGATCGATCAGCGGTGCCATCATCGGCCGCCAGCCGTCCAGCATGTCGGCCGCCAGCTCGTCCAGCTCGTCACCGGCATCTTCCCGGTTGGTCGCCCGCGCGAGACCGCCGCAGGCCGGACACCCGCAGCCCGCGCGGTTGGCGACCCCGGCCAGGTCCGGCGGCGGCGCTGCCGGCGCGCGCAGCAACACCACCTCCGGCCCGCGCTTCTCCTGCGGCGGCGGATCGGGCAGGCCCAGCTTGTCGCGCACCACCGACGCCTCGACCTCCAGCCCCATCGGCACCAGCTTCGCCAGGCTGTCCACCAGCAGCGCGACGTCCTCGGGCTCCAGAACGGGATGCAGCAGCAGCGGATAGCCGTTCGGCGGCGCCCCGAAGTTCAGGTCGACGAAGGGCCGCACCAGGTCGCGGTTCAGCGTCGCGTTCAGCTGGCGCGCATCCGCGCGCAGGATGTCCTGGCGCACGTCGTTGTGCACCTTCGCCTGCGCCAGGCTGGCGCCGTCGTCGGCCGTCATCGTTTGACCCAGCACGGCCTTGCTGATCTGTTTGTCCAGGTACTCGGCCAGACGCCGGAACACCTCCCACCCGCCGCCGCCGGCAGCGACCTGCTCGAACTCCACGCGCATGGTGTCGGGCAGGATGGCGGCCGCGTCGCGAGCCAGGTTCATGACCGCCTGGCGCAGCACCCGCAGATCGGCCTCCCCGGCGCCGGCGCCATAGCGGCCGAGCCGGATCGGCATCCCGTAGGTTTCGCAGAACTGCACCCAATCCAGCACGGTGTAGTGCTTGAACATGAAGGTCCAGGCCGCCAGCCGCGCCAGCCCGCCGCGGATGGGGATGCCGCTCTTCAGGCGCGGCTCGTGCACGATGAACTTGTGGCGCGGCAGCTCGGCGCCCCGTGGCGCCGCCTCATCCTTCAGCAGCAGCCGGCGCCGGCTGGCGTCGTCGTAGGTGAACCAGCGCGGGTCGCGGTGTTCGTAGCGCGCCGGCGTCCAGGGCGTGGCCGCGGTGTCCCAGATCATCTCGACGACGCTGTACCCCTTGCCCAGGCCGTCCAGCAGGTCCTCGACCAGATCGGGCCACACCAGCGGGTTGACCAGCTTGCGGACGGCGTCCGCGATCTCCTGGTCGCGCGTCTCGTCGCTGGCGGCCTCCACGCGCGGCTCGATGCCGGACAGGGCGCGCTTGCGGGTGCCGAGGACGGAGCCGTAATGCAGGTCCAGTTCCTCCATCTCCTCGGCCAGCGCAAGATAGGCGTCGGCGTCACCCTCGGCCGCACGGCGCAGCAGGCCGGCCAGCCGCGCCGGGGTGAGGTCGCGGGCGATCGCCTCCTGCCAGACGCGGCGGACGCCGAACAGCGAGGGGGCTGCCACTTCCTCCGTCAGCGCGGCCTTCGTGGCGGCGCGCTCCACGCGCTTCATGGGGCGCCCGTCAGGGCCCAGGATGGGGCTAGTACCGGTCATCGTCAGCTCCGAACAGGAGGCGAGCGGCGCGGCTCATGGCCTGCATGATGCCGTCGCCGGGAAAGCCGTGGCGGTCGCCGCCCGGCGGCAGCCCGCGCTTGGGCAGACCCTCATAGGCAATGGTTTCGGCCGGCGCCGCGGTGGCGGCATGGGCGTTGAGGATGGCGATCGCCGCGTCGGCGTGGCGGCGCCCACCGTCCGTGCCGACCTTGCGCACGTCGGCGGGGATGCGGCCGACGCCGTTGACCAGGCGGAACTGGTGCAGATCGTCGCGCACGTCGAGATCCGCGCCGATCCGGATCGTACGATCCTCGAACGCCGTCTTGAGCTGCGTCGAATGCACCCGCAGCCAGGCGTCGGTGGCGATCAGCTCCACGATCCGCTCGGCGCCGTAACGCTGGCGCGCCTCCTGCGCCAGCACCATGCCGTTGCCGCCGGCGTCCAGCACCCCCGACCCCAGCCGGCGCTTTGACCGCAGAAAGTCGGCGATGTGCCACAGCATCTGCTTCTGCTGGTCGTAGGGGCACTCGCGCGCCTCGACCAGCAGCGGCACGTGGCGGGCGAGCTGCTGATCGGCGAAGGCGACGGCATAGGCCGACCGGTCCTGGCGCATGGCGAAGTCGCCGCCGATGCCGTAGGTCCAACGCGACGGCAGGCGGTCCAGCGCGGGCTGGACGTGCGCCTCGATCCACGCGGCCATATGGGCGCGGCGGCGGGCCTCCGGCCAATCGACGAACTCCCGGCCGTCCGCATCGGGCGCCGGCTTCTCCCAGCGCACCACGGTATAGTCCGGCGTCATGGCCGCCTCGATCAGCGCCAGCGCCAGCATGGTGCCGCTGTCCTCGCGCGGGATTGCGTCCAGCTCCTCGCGCATCGCGGCGGTGCGGGTGCCGTAGGCGGCCCGGATCTGGTTGTACCAGGCGCGCTTACCCGCGACGGAGGGCGTCCAGCCGCGCGCCAGGCACACCCGCTCATAAAGGCCGTTGGTCACCGCCACATCGAAGGGGACGTGGTGGATCGACGCCGGAAACTTGCCGCTCTCCGCCTCTTTGCACAGCGTGTTGAACGCGTTGGTCGCACCGTTATGAGACGAAATGATGCGCACCTTTCCGCCCCAGATCAGCAGGGCCAGTACGGCTTCCAGCACCTTGCCGACGTCGGCGTGAAAAGCGGCCTCGTCGATGACGACGACACCCTGAAGACCGCGGATCGCCGCCGGCCGCGACGACAGGCCGGTGATCCGGTGGCCGGAGGCGAAGCGAATGCGCCACGCGGTGATCTGCCGGGTCTTGACCGTGCCGTCCGGCTGTTCCTCCTGATCGTCGAAGACGAAGTCCTCAATGGCGCACAGCTCGTTGGCGACGGTCTGGGCGAAGTTGGCGCAGGTGGTGATGAACTCGCGCCCCTTCTCGGCGGTGTCGCCGATGTACCAGCAGTGGTCGCCGCCGGCCTCGCGGCTGGCCGCCGCGATCAGCACATGGTCGTGCGCCTCGGCGAAGGTCATGCCGGTCCGCCGGCCTTTCGGCGCGATCTTCAGCGGTGCCGGATCGGCGATCCAGTTGCGCTGGTGCTTCAGCAGGAAGCCTTCGGACAGCGGATCGAGGTCGGCCGCCGTGGCGCGGCCGGCCTCGATCCGGTCGATGGCGCTCTCCGGCGGTTCCCGGACCGCCACCCGGCCGGCATCCATGGCTAAACCGCTCCGACCGCCAGCACCTGGCGGAGTTGGGCGATGCGCGCCTGTGACAGGCCCTTTTCGCCGGCGGCCCTGGCGGCCGTTTCGGCGGCGTCCAGCTTCTTGATCATCTCCGCGGCCACTTCCTTGCGCATGCGCAAGATCAGGTCCGCATCGGTCTTGCGGGCCGACGACAGGTCCTTCAGCGCCTTGGCCAGGAACATCACCGTCTCGGGCGTCATCGGAACCGGCGGGCCTTCGGGCGCGTCGTCGCTGCCGCCGCCATCGGACGCCCGCTGCTCATCGGCCGCCATGAACAGGTCCAGCACGGCGGAGTGCAGCAGCTCGATGTTCAGCCGGGCTGTCCGGCTCTCCGGCTCATCGCCCAGCTTCTTGACCAGCGCTTCAGCGACCGCTCGTGACCGCTGCAGCCGATCGGCGACCTGATCGACACCTTGGAGGTGGGCGTGCAGGCGCGACCGTGACGGCAGCGCCTCGGGCGTCACGGACACAGCAACGTCCAGCTCCGGCGGCAACATCGTTCGCCGGCCGGCGGCCAGATCATGCAGGTGCGTCAGGATCTGATCGACGGTGTAGCGGCCGGACGTCCAGAGCTGGGCGATCCCCTCGCGCAACCCTTCCGGCAGCTTATCGACCTTGGACGGCTTGCCCGCCATTGGTCAGTCCCTCGACGGGCGCGACACGCCCTCAATGAACTCCTCGCCGCGGGCGACCCGCTCGCCCCTCGCGCTGATGGTCACGGCCAGCAGGTCCGGGCGCAGCTCCTCGGTCTCCACCAATCCGGCAGCGGCCAGCCAGCGCACGTCAGCGTTGGTCGATGCCCGATCGACCCGCCCGAAAGAGAAGAGGCGCAGCGACTTCTCCAGGGTCGACGAACTGGCCCGGCCGCCGCCCTCGCACAGGATGCGCAGGCAGGTGAGGCGGCGATCGGCGTCGAAGACGCGGCGCACCTGGTCGCTCATGCTCATGGTCATGGTCATCCCGTCATGGAAAGATGTCCGTCGATCATCCGGCGGCTGTCGCCTTCCAGCCGCGTCAGGATCGCGGTCAGCATTTTGATGTCGCCCCGCAGCTCGGCCAGCTCGACCCGGGCGCTGCCGATCTTCTCGGCCGCCCGGGTCGCCTTGTCGGCGGCGTCGCGCGCGGCATGCGCCGCGCCGATGGCCTCGCGCACGGAGGCGTCCAGCCCCGAGATGCGCCGGTCGCCATCGGCCAGGCGTTCCTCGGCCTTGGTGACGCGGGTGTGAACGGCGTCCAGTTCCCGCCTGGTCGGAAATGTCTTGGCCAGCCACCACAGGCCGGCCGGGGCGACGATCAGCCAGGCCAGCCCCAGCAACGCCGCCCACTCCTTTGCGTCGGCCATGGTCAACATGCTCCCCCCTCGCGGTCGCTTTGGCATCCGAAGCACCGGGTGGCGCTCGGCAGGGCGGCGCGGCGCGCCGGGTCGATCGGGTCACCGCAGTCGGTGCAGGCTGACGCACCGGCAGCAGCCAGCCGGGCCCGAACTGCTGCAACCGGCACGGTCACGTCCAGGGACAGCAGCAGCACCTCCTGTGCGCGGTCGGCGTCGTCCATCAGAGATCGTCCGGCACCGGGCGGCCCGAAATGGTAGCCTGACCCGGCAGCGGCACCACCTGGTCGAGGCGAGCCGCCAGCCGCTCCTCAAGGCCGGCCGCGTCGATGCGCAGCGCCCTCATGGTCTCCGGCATCTTCGGCAGGAGGTAGCGGGCGGCGATCGCCACCATCTCCGACCTGGTCTGGATGGTGTCGAGATTGGCGCCGATCAGCAGCAGCCGGTCGCGCGCGCAGCCCAGGGCGATGACCATCCCGTCATCCAGGCGCCGCGCCAGCTTGCTGTCGGTGTCGACCTTCAACCAGACCAGCACGCGCCGCACCACGAAGCCGCCGACCGTCGCCAGCGCCACCAGGGCCAGGTCGACGGCGCCGGCCAGCAGCTCCGGCGGGATCGGTACGGCGTAGACCCTCTCACCGGCGAAAGCAGGGGAAATGACGGCCATCAGCGTGATGGCTCCGATCAGCACGGCGAGCTTGCCTGCCACCAGGTCAGCGAGGCGGGAGCCGGGCCGCAGCAGCAGGAACACCCCGCGGCTGAAAAGGGCGCAGGCCACCAGGCCCACGAAGGCAATCGCAGCGTTCATGCGGGCGCTCCCCGGATCAGGTAAGGAAGGGGGCGACCAGCGTGCGCCAGACGTCGACGTAGTCGCCCGGCTTGCCGGCCCCCAGGTGGGTGTTGTAGTGGGCCTTCCAGTAAAAGCCCTGTGCCAGCACGTCGCCGGCTGCCGGTAGCGGCTCGGGCCGCCGGTAGTAGTGGGCGCGGCACATGGCGGCGCCGTAGGCCAGATTGGTGACGAGCTGCCGCTCCTTCGGCGGGCACTCGCCGCGCAGCATCAGGATGCGCTCGCCCAGCTTCGCCCGGTAGCGCAGGAAGTTCGCCCAGATATCCTCGTGCGTTGCCGGCTCCATCTGCCACAACCCCAGCGCCGGACCGCCGCCGATCTGGCGCAATGCACGCAGTCGCGACTCCACGGCCGCGGTGCCCAGCACCAGCTCGACGCCGGCGGCGGAGGCGAAACCCGGCGCGTCGTCACCGGCGCAGATGCGAAGCACGGGGATGATCACGTCATCGCGCAAATGGCGCGGCGACAGGCAAGGGGATTTGAGGGACATGGCGCGGGACCTCGGTCGGTTGTCCCGCTACTCTGGCTACCCCTATCGCGCGGCAGCACCCGGACGGATGTCCGGGGGGGTGCCCCATCCAAGGCAGCCTCCCCTTTAGAACAGCTCGCCCTGCCGGTCGTCGCCAGCCACACCCCGCACGTGCCCGTTACGATGGCGACGGACGGTCCGTTCGTCAACGCCGGCAAGTCGGGCGGCATCGCCCGTGGTTGCGCCTTCAGCCAACGCCCTGATAATGGTCGCCCACACCCGCTGCCGTGTCCCCGTAGGTCCCAGTGGCACGGGGATCTCCAGCCCTGTGCCGCCGGCCACCAGATGTGCGCAGATCGTGGCGGCGGCCTCGGGCCCCACCGCCCGGACCAGCCAGTGATCCGCCGTTGGTGCGGCCGGGAAGTAGGCGCGCCTCCCTCCCTTCGCCCGCGCTACGGCCAGCGCAGCCGGCTCGCCGGCAGCCTCGGCAATCTCGCCCAGGACGCCGGGGAGGACGAGGGGGGGCGATCCGGCTGTCATTGAAATTGGTCCGCAACCATGACGGTTGACGAGCGTCCGTCGAGCGGGCGAGTGTTCCGGATGACCACAACCGGAGACGCTCCATGCGCCTGCTTTTGCTCTTCGCCGCGCTCGCCTTTGCGGCACCCCTTGCCGTCCCGCCCGTGGTGGTGGCGGCCGACCTCCCCGGCGAGGCAGAGGTGCGTGCCGTCCTGCCGATCTGGTGCAAGTACGAGAACGAAGAACGGGTAAAGTTGCAGAAGGAGGCCGACAGGCTGTTCGGCATCAAGCCCGCCCCGCCGGCGGGGCAACCCCTTACCATGGAGATGCTGTCCGAGCACCACAAAGCGGTCGAGCGTTGGAAAGAACCCCGGCTGAAGATCCTGAACGACGCCTTCGAGAAGGCCACCGGCCTGGATTTCCATGCCGCAAGCTATGTCGCGATCGCGAATGGGATGGCGCTCAAATGCCGATAAGGCGCTTCTCATGACGCTCGCGCTCCGCCGGCTTTCGCCTGCGCGCGCCCCACCCAGCGCTTCAGCGCCTCTATCACCTTGTGGGCGGCCGTCGTGTCGAGACGGCCGACATCCTGCCCCGTCTGGCGCTTGATAAAGGCGTTCAATGCCCCTTCGGCGCGGCTTTGGACGGCTCCCAGGTCAGCCAGTTCCAGCCACAGCCCCCGCATCATGCGCACCTGCGCGGAGTCCGCGTAGCGCGGCCGTCCCGCCGATCGGCGCGGCGCCCCGGCCGCGTGCAGGGCGTCCAGCACGCGGCCGAGCTGGGGACCGGTCATCGCGCGCAGCGACCGCTTGCCACCGGTCCTCTCCAGGAAATCGCGCCAGGCGGTGTCGTCGTCCAGCCCGGCGACCTTGCGCCGGCAGGTCTGGACGGCCGCGATCAGGCGGGCGGTGGTGTCCGGTTTCATGGAGTCCCGCTCCTCTTCAGCCCGCGGCCGGGCGGCGTGTGCTCCGGCCGAGGCATGCGCCAATGGATGCGCGCCGCTCCGTCGACCCGGTCGCGGGGCCGCAGCACGACCCAGCAGAAATCCTCCTTGCCGCCCCTCTGTTTGACGGCGCCGGCCACCAGGGCGGCGCCGGGCGGCATGCTCGGCCGCATGGACAGGATGACGACGTCGCTGACCGCCCAGCCCGGCGCCGGCCGCGCGAACACGACATGCCGGCTCTGGCCGGCCAGGAACGGCATATTCACCAGCAAGGCGATGCCGTCCCGCGCCACCGCCGCTGCCCGCTCCAGCGTCGCCAGCGGCCCGGCGCCGCCGAAATAGGGCGGGTTGGTGATCACCCAGTTGTGCGACTGCGCCGCGTAGGCGGGCAGGCCGTGGAAGTCGACGCCGCCAGTCACGCCGGGGAAGCCGCGGTCGCGCAGATCGGACCCCGTGACGTCGCACAGGCCGCGCGCGCAGCAGACGCCGGGGATGGTGCCCATGCCGGCGTGCGGGTCCAGCACCGTGCCCGGCCGGCCCGGCGACAGCAGGCCCAGCTCTTCCAGGACGTCCAGCAGGACGTGGACGCAAAACGCCTCCTCGACATACCAGTCGTCAGGGTCCTTGGGCTGCTCCCTCTTGTGCCGGGAGAGGGCGTTGGCGGCGGGCTTGAGGCTTGTCGTCATGGCGGCCTCAGGCGTTGCCGGCAGCCGGGCCGGCGGGCACACCGGCACCACGGCAGCAGCCGTCGTGCACCTGCGCGATCATCATTTGCAGCACCGCCAGCACCTCGGCGGATTTGCCGGGGGCCGCGTTCTGGAAAGCACAGGCCCCCGCATGGATTGCGATCGCCTCCATCGCCTGCGCCGCCGTCAGACCGCGAAATGCCTCCTCGGCGAGTTGGGCGAGTTTGAAGGCGGCGTTGTAGCCGGCCTCGGACACCGGCAGCTTGGTGGGTGCGCGCATGGTCATCTCCTCAGTTCGGGCGCACGCAGCGCTCCAGGGCGTCGTTGACCGCCGCGACGATCTCCGGCGCCGGCACGCCGGCCGCGCGGGCGGTCTCCACCGCGGCGGCGATCAGGGCGGCGGGATCGGCGTCGACCCGCGCCGGCGGCGTCCGGCCGGACAGGGCGACGGCTGCCAGCAGCAAGTGATCGGCCAGCGCCCGCCGGCTGGCCTGGTCAAGCGCCAGGCCGCGCCGCAGCCGGTAGGCGTCGACGCCGAGCACCAGGGCCAGATCCTGCACCGCGCGGGTCATGGGGGGCCTCTCCCTACGCCAGCGCGCCGCGGCACAGGGCCGCGACCGAGGGCAGATGGGGCGCGATCGGCTGCTCGGGCAGGCGGGCCGGGACACCCCGCACCCGCCACAGCGACCGGACGGCGCCGGCGTCGTCGACCACCGCCCACACCTCCGGCGCGTCCGGCAGGCCGACGACCTGGAGCACCGGCACGCCGCCGTCGTCGTCGCCATGGACGGTGATGGACAGGACGAGATGCACGGGGGCCGTCATGAGGCACCCCCATCGGTGGCATGCAGGCGGTCGAGGCGCTCGATGCCCGCCACGGCCAGGGCGGCGATCTGCACCCACCGGCGGCGGTGGTGGGCGCGATCCTCGGGCCGGGCCGCGTCAAGCAGCAACATCCGTTCGAAGAGGTGATCTTCAAACCCCGCATTGGTGTGCTGATCATCGTGGGCGGCGTCATAGCCCCTGGCGACCTGCCGGACCCGCTCGGTCGCGACGTCGGACAGGACCCGGGCCAGCGCGTCCCCCGCCGGCCCATCCCAGCGCGGCGGGTACTCCACCAGCTCCACGGTGCAGGTCAGAGATAGGTCAGCCATGGGCGGCCTCCCCCGGCACGCCGGCATCCAGGGCTTCCTCGCGCCGCACGGCCGCGATGGCCCTGGCGCGGGCCTCCCGGTAGTCGTCAAGCGCCTTGCCGCGCAGCTCGGCCCCGACGCCGCGGGCGGAACAGAAATTCCGCCAGGTGCGGTTGACCGCCGTCTGGAGGGCGCGCGGCACCAGGCGCCAGTGCGCGAGACACATCAGAAGGCCGCGCTTGACGGTGCAGGGGCAGCCCGGCACGGCGCAACGGTTGGGAAGTTCAGCCATGGCCGGCCGCCTTTCCGGTAGCCTTCCGGCCCCGCCGGCTCCTGTACACCATGGCCCCGACCAGACTGACGGCCGCCAGCCGCAGGCAGACGTCGCGATCCTCCGCAGCGCTGGTGCTCCGTTGCGCCATCACCTCGATCTTCTCGACCTCTTCCTGAGGCACCCGGCCGCCGTCGGCCGGTCGCATCGCGACAGCCAGCGACGCCACCTCCGACAGCAGCCGCTCCAGGTCCCTGACCTGCCGGTCGCCAAGCCCCGGCGGGCATTCGGGGATTTCCACGATCACGCGGGTGGTGTCGACGCTTTTTCCCATGGGACACCTCACGCGCTGGCCAGGTCGAGCGGAATGAGGTCGAACCGGCCATCCTCGCGACGGCGGTAGACGCGCAGGTAGATGGCCTTGCCCGCCGTCTCCATGGCGTCGTCAATCGCGGCCATCGCCGCGCGCCAGCGTGAATGCTGAATGTTCAGCCGCTTGAGCCGCACCAGCTCGGCGACGCGCACCCGGCCCTGATCATCCAGACCGAAGGCAGAGTTGATGATCGCCTTCACTTCGTCGGACGCATCGGCCTCGCGCAGGTACTCGTTCAGAGCCTCCTTGGCGATCTGGATCGTTGGGCCGACCGTCACCCGCTCCTGCACCTGGATCTGCACTTTGAAGGCGCGGTCGAAGGTGAAGAATGCGGTGTTGCCGGCCTTCCCGCCGATCTGCACGCCGTAGTCGCGGGCGATGGCGTCGATCAGAGCGCTCGCCTCGCTGAACGACAGAACTTTGAAGCGCGACAGGCTGGCACTGATGGCCAGCGCCCCGCCGGCGACGGCGCGGACGAAGGCGTCCTCCAACAGTTTCTCCGCCCTGACCAGGTTCTCGGGCGTGAGCCGGCCGTCCTCCTCACGCCAGAAGGTGCGGCCCTCCATGGCAACGGTGCCGGACGGTACGCCCGGCAGCCCGGCCAGCACCTGCCGGGCGGCATCGAAATCGTCACTGTCCACAGCACCCGGGACTTTGCGGGCGATGGTGTCCAGCGCCCAGCGCAGGTGCCGGGCCAGCGTAGGTGCGCCCGGCGGCAGGGCGGGAATGATGTCGGCAAGAGGGTGCCCCTCGGGCCGCTCGGTCGCGGATGTGGTCATGGGTTGCCTACCTTCTGGTGGTGATGGTGACGGCCCCGCCAAGCGCCAGGCGCTCCGGGTGCCAGGTGGCCGGCCGCGCGGGCCGGCGGAAGGGGCGGCGCAGGGCGCCGAACAGGGCGATGGCGAGCGCGCTCATGCGCAGCCCTCCACGCAGACCAGCGGCGCCGGCCGGCCGTCCACGGGCAGCAGGCCCGCCAGGGCCAGCACCGCGTCCGCCAGCGCCGCCAGCGGCGCCGTGGCCGGCCCCGGCAGGGTCTCACCCCGCCGGACCCGCTCGGCCAGCCGGATCGCGCCGGACACCGCCATGACGGGCGGCAGCGCGACCCACCCGCCGTCCGCCGGGCCGACCCGGAAGGAGACGAAGTTGGCGCCGGCATCCAGGGCCAGCACGACGTACCGGCCGTCGCCCAGGTCGCGGTAGCACCGCAGCTCATAGCGGGCCGGCTTGTGGCCGGGCCAGGTCACTTCGATCGTGGCGCCGATCGGCGGCAGGGGGGCGCGCATCATGCCGCCCTCCCGTCGTCCGCGGCATCAGCCGCCGGCTCGTGCAGCGCGACGTAGCCGGACAGCATCGCCAGGAACACGCAGAGTTCCGTCAGCTCGGCGGCGGTGACGCCCTTGCGGGCGGGGGCGCCGGTCAGCGCGGCCGCGGTCAGCCGCAGCCGCTCGGCCGCCGCGGGCACCAGGCCCACCAGCGGTTCGGCCATGCGGTCCAGCCGATGAGCCAGCAGCGACACCTCGGCGCCCGACAGCCCGCGCGGCGCGGCGAAGCCCGGCGGCACGCGGTGCAGGTCCCGGGCGAAAGCGATCAGGGTTCGGGATTGGGACATGCCTCACCTCCCCTCGGCGGCGCCATGCACGCGCCGGGTGTTGGGATCGAAGATGAAGTCTGTGGCCTGGACCATCGGCGCCCGCGGTCCGGTGTTCATCCGCGGGTCGAGGGAGTAGACCGCCTTACCCCGCCGTCCTCTTGCCGCCGGCTGTTCGACGGTCAGGTAGCCGGCGCGGTGCAGACGGTGGGCGTAGCTGGCGGCCGCGGCGGCAGACACCCGCACATCCGGCGTGCTGGCGGCCCGCGCCAGATCGTCTGCGCTGAAGCGGTCCAGCATCTTCATGCTGCGCCACAGGTTTTCCTGCCCCCGGCCGACCTCGCGGGCCGGCGTGCCGTCCGGCCGCAGGCGGGGCGTATCCGCCTGGTCGACCGTCAGGCTCCACGCTCCGTCGACGCCGCGGGCAATGAAGCCGCCGCGCTCCAGCCGCTCCAGGTAACCCGACACGGTTCTCCGGTCCGCCTCGACCCGCTCCAGCAGGCCGCCCAACGTGACCGTTCGCAGCTCACGGATCACCTGCCACACGCCGTCCTGGCCGTACGGAACGCGCACGGTGATCTGCGCCACGATGTGGGCGGGCTTGCGCGCCATGGCTCACGCTCCCGCCCGGCGCGCCGGTGGCTCGCCGGAGAACAGCGGGCGCACCCCCCAGCGGTCGGCATCGATGGCACCCAACCCTTCCAGCTCGCAGTATTCGCGCACCCGGTCCAGGTTGACCGCGATGCGGCGCGGCCGGCCGTCCGACACCCGGACGATGCGCGCCAACAGGTCCGGCGCCACGGCGATACCGGGCGCGAACACCTGCACCAGGATGCCGGCGTCGCGCGCATCGCAGGGCTGGGCCGGCTGCCAGTCGAGCACGCGGTTGTGGAAGCGCTCGAACTGCTTCAGCTTGTGCGGCAGCAGCTCCTCGCCGATCAGCACGATGGCAGCGCCGGACTGATCGTGGATCTCCCGGATCACGTCCACGTACCTGCGGGCCACCACGTGATCGAATTCGTCGATGATCAGCGGCCGGCGGCTGACCTTGAGCGCGCCGATCGCCCGCTCCACCATGTCGGCCACGGTGCCGGTCGGCGGCAGGCCCAGCTCGGTCAGCAGCGACCGGCAGAACTTCGCCTGCGTCCAGGTGGCGCCGCACTCGATGTAGTAGGACCGGAAGCGGTTGGCCCCGTAGACGGCGCTCTTCGTCTTGCCGTAGCCGCTGGGGCCGTACCACACCGCCATGCCCGGCAGGTTGCGGTGGCGGCCCAGCAACCGCTCCAGCAGCTCGGCGAACAGGGCGACGTTGGCCAGCGGGGCCGTGTCCGGCATCTCATCGCCCGATCCGGGCTTGACGGGAAAGGGGGTGATGGTCATATCGTTCATCCTCGGCAATGCTTTCCTGTTCCGCCCCCGGTCCTCGGCAAAGGGCCGGGGGCTGTTTCGTTCAGGCCGTGGCCTGCGCAAAGTCGGCGGCCAGCCGCTTGTGGGCCTTCCATTCCGGCTGCCGGGCGTAGCGCGCGAACCGCTCCGCCTCCTCCGGCGTCGCTGTCCCGGCGGCGATCGCCGCCTCGGTCCGCATCGCCCATTCCAGCCGTTCGGTCCGTTCGTCCCGCGGCACCTCGGCCGGCCGCCGGAACTCGGCGATCAGTGCGGTGTGGCGTTGTTCCTGGCCGTCCGTGCGCTCCGGCTCCGGCGCGCGCTTCAGGTCCAGGGTGGGGCGGGCGAGCTGCACCACCCGCGCCTCAGCCGGCACCGCCGGCCCGAGATTGGGCGGCACCAGATCCGCCACCTTCTCCGGCGACATGCGCCGCTCGGCCTCGGCCATCATGCGCACGCCGCGCAGCCATGCCTTGCGGGCGCGGTTGTGGGTCTGCGCCGCCTCGGTGTTGTCGAAACCGGCAGGGTCGAGCACCGGCGCATGGCCGAGATAGCCACCGTCCAGCCGGTGGATGTGCAGCCCGTCGTGCAGGAACTCCGGGTCGAACCGCGCGATCACCTTGTCGCCGCGGTGCAGATGCAGGAACTCCGCGAAGTAGCGGTTATCGAACAGCTTGACGGTGCCGTCGCGGGAATTGACGGTCACCCCGTCCGCCGCCAGCAGCCACAGCCGCCGCTGCTCCTCCGTCGCCTTGGTGATGGGTGCGCTGGCGTAGCTCTCCAGGAACGTGTCCCGAAACGAGCGGCCCCGGCAGGCACGGGCCTCCCGGCCGGCGCGGTCGTTGTGCTGGTTGATCTCGCTGACCAGGATCTCCAGGAAGCGCTCCAGCGGGATGGCGCGGGACTTGTAGTTCTCCGGCTTGGCCACGGGCGAGTTGCCGGTGTAGGCGCCTTCGAAGGCAGGGTGCCGCGCGATATCGTTCGCGAAGTCCTTGAACGCCCGCTCGATCGGCTTGGACTGCCCCGAATAGGGGGTGGTCCAGTGGATGTTCTCCGGCCCCAGCAACTGCGTCAGGATGCCGACCGGATCTTCGTCCCGCACCGTGAAGCGGTAGCGGTTCGGCGTCCCGCCCGTCAGCCATTTGCTGGCGAAGTCGCGGCCGTTGTCGAGCCACACCTTGCGCGGGATGCCCCAGGTCTCGACCAGGTCGCCGATGGCGAGGCGCACCGCCCAACTGTTGGCTGTCCGGTCCACCCGCCATGACAGGATCATGCCGCTGTACAGGTCCTGGAACGCCACCATGTTCGGCCGCGCCACCTCACCGTCCGGCCACTGCACCCACACGTCCCAGCGATGCCCGTCCCCGTTGATGGCTTCCAGCGCGTGGAAGTGGGTGCGGTCGCGCTCCTGCGCGGGGTACATGCGTTTGACCGCCTCGGTCCCCTCCCGGCACATCGCGACCACCGCCGGGTGCACGGTGGCGTGCAGGCGCCGCAGCAGCGTGCGTTCCGACGGTACCGCCCACCCCTGCGCGTCGGCCGCGCGCTTCATGCGCTCATAGCAGTCCGAAAAGGGGGGTGCGGCATGACGGAGGTAATCCGAACGGAGCATGTCCCACGCTTCCGGCGCGCACTCGACGGTGGCGATGCGGCCGGTGTGGCGCGGCGCCAGCGCCGGCAGCCAGTCCGCGCGGTCGCGCCCCTCCACCAGCTTCATCCAGGTGTAGACGGTGGAGACGCCGACCTTGTGGTGCGCCGCCACCGACATGACGGCGGCGTCGCGGCGCAGGCCGTTGCGGTACAGCACTTCCACCGCGTCGAGGATGTCCAGCCGGCGCTTCGCCTCGGCCTTCTTCTTTTCCGTGGCGGCGTCGTACCAGCCCCACAGCGTGTCGCGGTCGGGGCGGTCGGCCGCGGCGGGCTCGGCCGGGATCGCCTCGGCCCCGGTCCGGGCCTTCGCGGCCAGCGTCAGCGTGATCTGCGCCGTCGAGGGCAGGGCCGATACGTGGTATTCCAGCCCGCCGCCCCGGCCTCCGCGGGGGCGGGAGCGCCAGTTTTTGGCCTTCGCTCGTCGGATGGTGGCGCTTTCCGTACCGGGCAGCCCGGGCAGCGCCATGCCGGCCAGTTCGGCGGCGGAGTACCACTCCTTCATGGCTGCGGCTCCCGCAAGGGGAAGCGGTAACGGCTGGCGGTCGACTCCCGTCGATTGCCCGGAGTAGTGTTTCCCGCATTCCTCACTTCGGAGGGCAGGAATGGATATCGACCGCTACGCGTCGGAAGCCTGGACGCACGTTCACGAATTGCTTGAGCAAGTGCGCCAATGCGATCTCGCAGCGCTCGCCACAACCTGCCGCGATCAAGGGCGGGACAGGGTGGCCGCGGCGGCTCTGGAAAGACAAAACGAGCTGCTGACCTTCGTTGCCGCCACGCCGACACAGCGCAAGTCGCTGCTCCGCAAGGTGGCCGTGGGAGATCGCCCCATGTTTCTTCTGCTGGCGCTTTACCACGCGCGATGTGGTCTGGCGTTTCTTGAAACGACGGCCCGATACGGTGTTGGTCCAGGACCAGCCTATCGCATGGTGTCCGCTCAAGCCGCGCGGGCAGCCGTGGATCTGATTGCGAATTATCCGACGCTGTGGCCGTTCGACGAAGGAAACCCCTTTCCGGAAGAAGTCGCGCAAGACGATGCACGGTCGGGTGACGAATGAACGGTTGGAACATGATCAGCCCCTCCACCGCTTGCGCGCCAACTGGCGGCGTTGCGTGAGTTCGTCGATCTTGGCGTCGAGCATCGCGTCCTCGATCGCCGGCAGGTACTTCTGGTCGATCACCGCCCAGCCGAACGGTTCCGCCAGCATTTGGAGTAGGCGCTGGTCACCCGTGGCGTGGATCAGCGCCAGGAAGCGCACGACGTTCACCACGTGATCCTCACGCGCTTCCGAGGCGTAGGCGTCCAGCATCGGCTTCGAGCACGGCTCGCCGAGGTAGGCGCCGATCTCCTCGGCCACCTCCTCGCGCGACTTGCCGCACTCCTTCAGTGCCAGCGACACCGCCTTGGCCACCATGGACCGCAGGCTGGCCGCCCGGATGTCCTCGCGGGCGAACGCCCGCGTCGGCTCCGGCGGCGTCCAGGACAGTAGGTCCAGCGTGTGCGGATCGTGGGGGCGCCGGGCCATGGTCAAGTCCCCGGCGCGTCAGGATCGGCGGCGTTGAGGGCGACGATCACCTCTTCCAGGTCGATCTGCTCGTCACCGCCCGTGTCGGCGGGCGCGGCCATGGGCGCGGCGCTCTTCGGCACCGGAAGCGTGTCGATCCGGAAGCCGAGCTGGTGGGACGCATCGCCCACCAGATGTCGCAGGAACTGACTGCGCTCCTCCCGGCTGGCGTGTCGCCACGCCGTCAGCAGCTTGACGAAGCCGTCCGCCACCTTGGCCGGCCGGTTGGTCAGCAGGGCCATTGCCTGCCTCACCGACGTCGCCTTCGGCGCGTCGCCCAGCAACATGCCCAGCACCGCGCGCTGCTCCGCCGGCCCCAGCTTGGCCAGCGCCAGCAGTTCAGCCTGGACCTTGGCGATGGGTGTGCCCGCCACCGCCGCCTTGACGTCGGGAGCGAGGCCGGTGGCGATCTTGACCGCCAACTGGATGGTGCGGTCGGTCAGACCGACCCGCTCCGCGGTGTCCCGAGCAAACGAAACGATTTCGTTTGCTGAACCCTGCCGCGCCTTGCCGCCGGCCACGCCGGCCTTCGTGTCGGGGTTCAGCCGTTCGTAGACCGCCTTGCGTTCGACCAGGAACGTGGCGCGATCCAGCGGGTTCAGCTCGTGACGGACAAGGTTCTCGTCGATTTCGGCCAGCCGGGCTTCGTCCTCCGTCGCCTCGAAGGCGAACGCCGGGATGGCCTCCCATCCCAGCTTGGTGCAGGCGGCCAGGCGGTGTGCGCCGGCGATCAGGCGATAGGCGCCGCCCTTCAGGACGCGCACCTCGACGGGCTGGCGCAGGCGCCCGCTGTCCCTGATGTTCTCGGCCAGCAGCGCCACGTACCCCTCGTCCACGGCGCGCAGCCGGAACCCGGTGTCGATGGCGGAAATCGGGACATCTTGCAGACCCAACGGCTTCATGTTCACGCAGCCCTTTGCTTTTGACGGTGCGAAAGCCGCGGCGGGTCCGTATAGTTTTCAGGGGGTTGAGGCTTCAGGCGCTCACCATCCGCGTTGAACCGCGAGGGCCAGAGTTCCCGCGGCGAGCACGACAGCATCTCCGCGATGGCCAGCTCGCCATCCGGGTGCGGTTGCCGTGCCGCCCGCCGCGCCGTCCCGTCCTTCAGGCCGCAGGCCCGATCGACGTCGGCGTAGGTCAGGCCCTTCTGGTTCAGCCGGAACCGGATCTCGGCCGGGCTGAGGTCGCCCGTGGTACGCGCCATTGCCCCCCCTGTCACACCGGCCCCGCCAGGCCGGATCGCTGTGCTGTTTTGGACGAACGGGGAAATCATACATGAATGTGAAGGCCGAGCAACCACGAAAGTGGCGTCAGGGTTCCGCATTCGTGGGCGGCGCCGGATCTGCGCGTAAGACTTTGATATTAAACAACTCTGACGCCGTTTTCGAATGGGCGTCCTTGCGTCAGGGTTCAGGCCATGAACTCTGACGTGGACAGCGATTTCCGCAAACGTGTAAACACGATCGTGGAACTGGCTGGCGGGCCGGCAGCGCTTGCGCAGAAGTCCGGTCTGTCTCGGAGCGTCATCGACAAGTACCGCGCCGGCGACTCGGACCCATCGCGACAACGATTGATCGCCCTCGCCAGCGCTGTCGGGGTCGCTCTGGAATGGTTGGCAACGGGAAAGGGGCCGATGCGGCCGGACGAGTCGGCGCCCGCCGTTCCGCCGCCGGCGATTGTTATGGCGCCCGGCCTTGATGATGAGACGTTCGGGGAGCTGTATGCCGCGATCGCCGGCCTTTATCGCGAGCGGGGCGCACGCTTGGCCGACAAGGACTTCGGTGCCCTGGTGTCGGAGAAGGCCGGAGAGATCGCCGTTACCCACACCGACCCGGCCATTCGCCGCGCGATGATCCCTCTGATCATCACCCAACTCGACAAGGAACTGCGCTCCGGCAAGGGCACCACCGCCAAAGGCAAACACTCGGCGTCAGGCTCGTGAAAGCCCCCATGGTGCCCGGCATACACCCGCATTCGTTTATGAGAATTGAACATGCCGGATACGCGCATATCGTGCATAGTCCGATATGCGCACCGCCTCCGGCTAACGACGACGGCCCTTCTGATCGTGCTCCAGCATCAATTGGCGCGGCGCGACTTTTGGCCGCCCACTCCAGGATCAAAGCAGCCCGCCCGCGCCGCCGCGTCGGTGACCGCTATCCCTCTGATTTTGGTGATGATCCCGCCATATCCCGCCCGGTCCCGCCATATCCCGCCTCACTCCAGATCAATGTGACGGGGGACACCCTGCACGACCAGGCGGTCTATCTGCCGCTGTCCTACATGACCAGCATCGCGGTGGCGCGCAGCACCATCGAGGGCGTCACCTTCGGCGCGACGAAGAACGAGATCCCCCTGGAAACCATCCGCCCCGCGGCGCGCTGA